AACCTTGCTAGTCAATAGGAGGCAATTATGACTAAGAACTTTATTTACCCAAGAAACGCTTTCTTGGGATTCGATCACATTTTCGACCAGCTAGAAAATATTCATAGCCATGCGAAAGATACTTATCCACCATATAATGTAGTCAAACACGACAATATGAAATATGAAATTGAGATGGCCGTAGCCGGCTTTAAAAAAGATCATATTGATATTGAAGTAAAAGACCACGTTATGAATATTACTGGTGATAGACCTAAGCGTAGAGAACAAGACGCGTACGTCCATAAAGGTATTAGTGCTCGAAAGTTTTCAAGATCATTTAGACTGTCCGAATATACGGAAGTAGACGGTGCAGACATTCAGGATGGAATATTATCTGTTCAACTAAAGGTAGTCCTACCAGAAGAGAAGCGACCTCGTAAAATTACAATTAATTAACGAGGAAAATTAAATGACAACTTTAACTACAACTTACAATATCACGTGTCAGGTATGTGAATACATTGCTGATGCATTTAAAAAGACATTAAGAGCTATCATAGTAGGTAGACAAATGGCTGCAAATGCTGAAGTGGCAAGACAACTTCAACAGCTTGGATTTTATGGCAGAGACCAAGATTTAAAGCATATCGTTATGCAATTAAATAAGAAAACTGCTAAAGAATACGAAAGATACTAGTATTGTAAAAAATCAAATGAAAAATTAGGCGGGTTCTTCCCGCCTTTTTTATTATAAATAGTATTTTATAAGGAGATATAGAATGAACATAGATGTATTAAGAAAAGAACTTGAATTGGATGAAGGAGTTAAATATGAAATTTACAACGATCACTTGGGTTATGCCACTTTTGGGATTGGGCATTTGGTTATTGATTCTGATCCAGAGTACGGACAGGAAATTGGAACAGCTGTCTCAGAAGATAGAGTTATTGAAGCCTTCAATTCAGACGTCCAAATCGTGCTCGCAGATTGTGAGCAATTATATTACGGATTTAATGTCTTGCCAGAAGAAGTCCAACTGATCATTGCTAACATGATGTTTAATATGGGAAGACCTAGACTTTCAAAGTTTAAAGGTATGAAAGCTGGTGTTGACGCACAAGATTGGAATAAAGCTGCAGATGAAATGATAGATTCTGCATGGTATAGACAGGTTCCTAATAGAGCAGGTAGACTCGTAAAAAGGATGAGAGCTTTAGCATGAGTGACGATATAGATTTTGATTTTGGATTTACTGCAGTAACTGAAGATGAGTTAGATGTAGTTAAAGATGTAACTAAAAAAGCTGAAAGTCTTGGTGCTAATGCACTAAATACTCAAGATAGACTTGACAAACTTTATAACGCTATAACTCCACTACTCAATAATCTTAAAAAGAATCCAGAGAAAGAATATATTCTCTGGCCTAATAGACTAGAAAAAGTAGAACAATTTGAAGATTTAATACAAAAGATATATAAAAAGTAAAAAAGTCCTTTACTTTTATTAAAAACTATGGTATAATATAACTACAATGAAAAAATTTATAACATATTTAGAAGAAGCACAAGGAAAAGGATTAACAATCTTTGACATAGATGAGACTATGTTTATAACTAGAGCAAAGGTGCATGTGGTAAAAAATGGTAAAGTCATCAAAAAACTGGATAATCAAGAATTTAATACGTATAAGAAAAAACCTGGCGAAGATTACGACTTCGGCGAATTCAAAAACGCCGAGGTATTTAACAGGACGTCCACGCCAATCGCAAGAATGATTAACAAAGTTAAAGTTATATTGAAGAATGCTACAAGAGCAGGATCAAAGGTTATCATCGTAACCGCAAGACCTAACTTTGATAACAAGAAAATATTTCTAGATACATTTAGAAAACAAGGGATCGACATAGATAAGATCTATGTTGAACGTGCTGGTAACTTAGGTAGTGGACCAGCTGCAGACAATAAAAGAGTAATATTTAAAAAATACTTAAATCAAAAGATATATAAAAGAATAAGACTTTTTGATGATGCAAGATCTAACCTCAAGGTTTTTTTATCATTACAAAAAGACTACCCAGATGTTTCATTCGAAGCATTCTTGGCAAAACCAAACGGCTCTGTTTCAAGAGTAAGATAAGGAGAAAAAATGAAATCGATACTGCGCACACTGGCAGTGGCAACACTGTCTTTGTTTCTTTGCATGCCAGCATTTGCTGACAAGCTTAAAGTAGGTTTTATCTATGTTGGCCCAACAGGCGATCATGGTTGGACCTATAGACACGATATTGGAAGACAAGATGTTGAAAAACATTTTGGTGATAAAGTTGAAACAACTTTTATCGAAAGCGTGAAATACGGACCTGATGCTGAAAGAGCAATCAGAGCTATGGCAAAAGGCGGAGCGGATATTATATTTGCAACATCTTTTGGTTATATGGAACCTATGCTTAAAGTAGCAAAAGAATTTCCAAATGTGAAATTTGAACACGCTACAGGTTATAAGCAATCTAAAAATATGTCAAGTTATGGATTAAGATTATATCAAGCAAGACACGTACAAGGTGTTATTGCAGGTATGATGACTAAGACTAATAAGATCTGTTATGTTGGTGCATTCCCAATTCCAGAAGTTATCCGTGAAATTAATACATATTACTTAGGTGCTAAGTCGGTCAATCCAGATGTTGATATCGATATCGTATGGGTTAACACATGGTATGATCCAGGTAAAGAAGCTCAAGCCGCAAAGGTTATGATTGCAGAAGGTTGTGATATGGTAGCACAACATACTGATTCACCTGCACCATTACAGACTGCAGAAAAAGCAGGTGTACTTGGTTTTGGTCAAGCAAGTAATCAATACAAATTTGCTCCTAAGGCTCAGTTAACTGCTACTATTGATAATTGGTCTCCATACTATATTCAAAAAGTACAAGACGTAATGGACGGTACTTGGAAGAGTGGTGATTATTTTGGACATATGAAAGATGATGTTGTACAAATGGCACCATTTACTAATATGCCAGATAGTGTAAAAGCTTTTGCACAAAATATTAAAGATGGTATTACTAATGGTAAGTACTTTGCTTTCACAGGACCTATCAAAGATAACACAGGAAAATTACAGTTGAAAGACGGTGAGATTGCTGATGATGCACATTTAAATAGTATGATGTATTACGTTGAAGGTATTGACGCTAAAGTACCGGGTAAATAAATGATACCAGTAATTGATTTTAAAGGACCTAATGTTCTTGACAAAATCGAAGAAGCCTACACAACTGTAGGCTTCGCTGTTTTTACTAATTGTTTAACAGAGTATGAAAAAACTTCAATGGTAGTTTGGTCAAACAAAATGAAACAATTTTTCGATTTACCTTTAGAAAAAAAGATGCAGTATGGCTACGAAGGTGTAGATACCAATATAGGTTACACCATGTGGTTGAAAGAAAATGTAGATCCTAGCGCACCAAAGGATATGAAAGAAAGTTTTAACTACAACGATAAAAGAACTACAAATTGGCCAACTGAAATAACAGATTTTAAAACCACAGCACTTGAAAGCACCACCATTGCTGATAGGTTAACACTTAATATATTATCAAAGTTTGATGACATATTCAAAAGCGGCACAACATTAGTTGATGCACACATAACAAATTATAGTACAACGAGATTTATACATTATCCTGCATACACAGGAAAAATTGAAGATAAACAAATGAGAATTGGAGAGCACAGTGATTATGGAACTATTACTTTACTTTGGCAAGTTAATAACGTACCGGGACTCGAAGTCCAAGACCTTGAAAACAAATGGCACTCAGTCCCGTATGAAGATGATGGAGTAGTTGTCAACATCGGCGATTTATTACAAAGATGGACTAATGATTATTTTGTAAGTACAAAACACCGTGTAGTAAACTCACATATACATATGAAGAGATACAGTATGCCTCACTTCGTTGATCCGGCTGAAGGCACTATAATAAAAAATTTAACAAACACTCCAGATAAGTATGAACCTATTGAAAGTAAAGAATACTTGACTTGGAGATTAGCACAGAGTTATTAATGGAAATAAAAGATTATATAAAAGGTTATGAAGACTTTCCTAAAAAAGGCATAAAATTCTATGACACTACAGGTTTATGCGCAGAACCTGCAGGATTTCAATTAACTAATAATTTCATTACAGAAAATTTATTAAAATACACTAGTGAAAGTTATACCGATAAAGTTATAGGAATAGATGCAAGAGGTTTTCTATTTGCAAGTCCTTTTGCTCACAACTCGTCTATACCTCTAGTGTTAGCGAGAAAAGAAGGTAAACTGCCTGGTGATGTAATATCTAAAACATATGATTTAGAATATGGCAAATCCACTATACAAATTCAAAGAGATAATATCGATAACAAAGATCATGTGATTATTATAGATGACTTGTGTGCTACAGGTGGTACAATACTTGCAACTATTGATATAGTGCAAAGCTTAGCCGCAAAGGTTGTAGCAGTCTTGTGTATTGTCGATCTACCAGATTTAGGTGGATCTACTAAAATTAAAGAAAGAAAGATTCCTTTTTATAGTGCTGTAAATTATTTTTAACTTAAATGCATTTTTTCCTTTACATCTGCTGAAAAGTGTGGTATAATAGTACTTATAATTAAAGGAGAACTAAATGTTAAATTATAATCTAAACAACCCAACACCATTCATTAAAAAATATATTTCTAAAAACAATCATATTATTAACAAATTCGCAGATTTACTATTTTCGGATCCAACTACTACTTCATCATCACCATATAATTCACTACCACCATTAACTCAAAAACTCATTTTCGAACTATCATTATACAAACTCGAAAACGGCCGCGATTTTTATTTATAAAATCGCATATTTTCCTTTACATTTACTTAAAACTGGTGTATAATAGATCTATAATCAAGGGAGAGCTTATGACTAAATTACAACAACACTATATTAATTTTCAATCACAACCAACAATTCCACATAAAATTTTATATTTACAAAAATTTCAAAACGAATTATCACAATACAATATAAACGTACCTAATCTCATCACGGCCTGGACAACAAATCAATGGCCATGGAATCAACCTAAACCGGACCAAAACTAAATGTCATTTTACACTAACGTATTACGATACAAAAACTATATTCTTCACCGGGGTTACCAAAACAACGGTGAAAGATTTATGCGTAAAGAATATTTCCAGCCAACACTATTTGTTTCATCTAAGAAGAAAGAAGGCTGGACTGGATTCGATGGTCAGGATGTTGCACCTATAGAATTTGAAAGCATGTTTGAAGCTAATCAGTGGTTAAAGCAAAACATTGGTGTATCTGGTAGAAACATATATGGAAACAAAAAGTTTGCACAACAGTTTGTCACTCAAAAATATCCACGCGATATAGAATTTAAACGTGAGTTAATTAATGTTGGCACAATTGATATTGAAACAGATTATGATACAGGCTTTCCATATCCTAACGAAGCAAGTCAAAGGATACTTGCTATAACCTATAAGTCAAGTAAATTCTCTACATATCACGTATGGGGTTACGGTGAATTCGATACTACTAAAGCTCTTATTAGTGATGTCAAATATACTAGATGTAATAGTGAAGAAGAACTTCTTAGTAAGTTCTTAGAATTCTGGTCACACCCTGATATTATACCAGATGTTATAACGGGTTGGAATACAAGATTTTTTGATATACCATACATTGTAAATCGTATGGCTAAGGTTTTAGGTATACAAGAAATCCAAAAGCTTTCACCTTGGAACATGCAACTCGAACATAGAAGAATTACTAAACGTGGTAGTGAAAATGATGTATATGAAATACCCGGCATTCAAACTCTTGATTACATGGAATTGTTTCAAAAGTTTGGTTATACCTATGGTCCACAAGAATCATATGCATTAAACCATATTGCTTATGTTGTCCTTGGTGAAAAGAAACTTTCATACGAAGAATCAGGTTCTCTTAAAAACTTGTATAAAGATGATCACCAAAAGTACATTGACTATAACATGAAAGATGTTCAGTTAGTTGACAGGCTCGAAGAAAAGATGGCTCTTATTACATTGGCCTTAACTATAGCTTACAAAGGTGGTGTTAATTACCAAGATACTTTCGGTGTTACTGCTATATGGGAATCAATCATATATCGTAAACTAAACTTAAGTAAAGTAGTTGTACCTTTAAGTGACAATGAAAAACCATATAGGTCTTTTGCAGGTGGTTACGTTAAAGAACCACAAGTTGGTAGACATGATTGGATAGTATCTTTTGATTTAAATTCACTGTATCCAAACTTAATTGTACAATACAATATGTCACCAGAAACTTTAACTGATAACAATCATATGAATGATGTTGGTTATTATCTTAGTGGTCAAAGTGTTGATAGTGAATATTCGGTTGCAGCAAATGGTTCTTCTTATCGTAAAGACATTGACGGTGTATTACCACAAATCATTGAAGAATACTATGATGAACGTGTTTCAGTAAAGCAAATGCAGATAGCCGCACAAAAAGAAATACAAAATGGTTATACTGCTCAACTCGATAAAGAAATAGTTACACTTGAAAATAAACAGTTGGCTATAAAAATTCTACTAAATAGTCTTTATGGTGCACTTGGCAATAAACACTTTCATTATTTCGATATTAGACTTGCTGAAGGTGTTACCTTATCTGGTCAACTTGCAATTCAATGGGCTGAAAAAGCAATGAATGCTGCTATGAATAAATTACTTCAGTCAGAAAAAGATTATGTTGTAGCAATTGATACGGATTCTTTATATGTTAACTTTGGTCCATTAGTTAAGAAATTATCTCCAGCTAATCCCGTATTCTTCTTAGATAAAATTTGTAAAGAACACTTTGAACCTATATTACAAAAAGCTTATGAAAAGTTATTTAAGAATATGAATGCTCATAAAAATAGAATGGTCATGGCTAGAGAAGGTATATCTGACAGTGGTATATGGACTGCTAAGAAAAGATATATTCTTAATGTTCATAACAATGAAGGCATTCAATATAAAGAACCTAAACTTAAAATCATGGGTATTGAAGCTATTAAGTCTTCTACACCTGAAGTTGTACGTGATAAATTTAAGAAAGCATTTAACTTAATTATATCTGGTACTGAAGCCGAAGCACAAAGATTTATTCAAGACTTTCGTAATGAATTTAAAACTTTAAATCCTGAGCAGGTTGCATTTCCTAGAAGAGTATCAAATATCACCGACTGGCATGATCACAAAACAATATATAAGAAAAGTTGTCCAATACACGTAAGAGGCTCATTGCTCTTCAATAAATATCTTAAGTATAATAAATTACAACAACAGTATGAATTAATTACAAATGGTAGTAGAATAAAGTTCTGCTATCTTAAATTGCCAAATCCAATCAAAGAAAATGTTATTGCTTTCCAAGATGCTTTACCAAAAGAATTAAAGTTGCATAACTATATTGATTATGATTTACAATTTAATAAAACATTTATAGAACCACTTAACTTAATATTACATTCTATCGGCTGGTCTGCCGAAGAACAAACAACCTTGGAGGATTTTTTCGTATGAGTACAAACTGGTTTAAAGACATGCAAGACATGCATAAAAAATATGGTGTCAACAAATGGATGCAAGCTGAATTGCAATCCGATGTAGATTGGAGAAAAATTAATAAGTTCATGCAATTTAGAATTGGTATGATGCAAGAAGAACTTGATGAAACAAAGAATGCTTTTGAGAAAAAAGATGCAGAAGAAATAGTTGATGGTATTATTGACTTATGTGTTTTTGCTATCGGTACACTTGAAGTATTTGGTGTTGATGCTAATAAAGCATGGGACGAAGTATATAGAGCCAATATGTCAAAAGAAGTTGGCATTAAAGAAGGTAGACCTAATCCTCTTGGATTACCAGACTTGGTAAAACCTGAAGGTTGGGAAGGACCAACACACAAGGGAAATCATGGAAATATCACTGACTCTTTTTAAGAGCATATTTGATAATAAAACTAAAGAAAAGCTAACATTCAAAGATTTCGATTCTTTTGAACAAGCTTTGTATGGACTATCTGAAAGAAGGATTGCTTCTAAGAAAGATGCTCCATTAATGTCACCAGCTTGCTACAAACCTGACACTACTCGTGCAAATGATAATGTTACTATGTGGTCAGGTTGGTGTGCAGTTGATGTTGATGATTTTATATTTGAAGGAGATCTACATGACGCACTTCGTACTAAGTTTGGTAATTATAAGTATGTCTGCTATTCTACTGCTAGCAGTACACAATCTTTACCAAAGTTTCGTATTGTCTTTCCACTTACAAAAAATGTTCAAGCTGAAAAGATTCGACACTTTTGGTTTGCTCTCCAAACGATACTCGGCGAAGTTGGAGATAAACAAACCAAAGATCTATCTCGTATGTATTATATTCCAGCAAAATATGATAATGCTTTTAATTTTATCTTTAGTAATGATGGGGATGCTATCGATCCTGATGTGGTAATGACTAAAGTTCCGTATAGAGAAAAAAGTAACAGTAGTAGTTTCTTTGATAGATTACCTGAAGACATGCAAAAAGAAATAATACAACATAGAAAATCAAAACTTGATAATACTAATATCAATTGGTCAACATATAGAAATTGCCCGTTTGTACCAAAGCAAATGGTAACTGAATATAAGTTAATTAACAATACCGGTTGGTATCATAAAATGTATCAGATTATGGTTGCTACTGCTGGTAATGCAATTAAAAACAAATATCCAATTACAGCTCAAGAAATTACAACACTATGCCGTGAAATAGATATTGACACTGGTAATTGGTATAAATCAAGACCAATGGATAAGGAGGCAGATCGTGCACTTGAATACGTCTACAAAAATATTTAATATGGATATGTCATTCAGTATTGATGATATTAAAAACAAAAATGAATGGTATGACCGTGCTGTAAATGAAGCTAAACAGATACATAGAAAACCTTCTACAGCTCGTGGCAGAACCCTTAATCAAATAATTGAGGTATGTTTATATGGCCATGCTCCAGAGCAATACTTACTTGAAACCGGTTGGGACGATGATGAAAGACCGTATAAAGATTTATTAGATCCAATGCTTGATCCAGTGGAAATTAAAACTACAGAACATTCTGGCAATATTCCGTATGTACTCGATAGATGTAAAGAAGCAAAACTTGAAATGTGGAGAAATTATCCTGATATAGTTTATATTTTTATTAATGATAAGAAGTCTAAAGAATATGTACATGAAGGTGTATACGTATGGAATGGTAATAAATTTAAAAAAGATAAAATATTAACGTAAAATTCGTATATATAATATGATTTATGAAATAAAGGAAATACAATGACTCAGCTAATACCCCCACAGAAATTCACAGATACAGTTGGCCTTTTAAGGTCATTTTTTTTAGAGAAAGGTTTTTTAGAAGTACACACTCAAAATAGATTATCTATCCTTGCAGCTTGCGAAGATCCATTTAATGTTGCTACTTACAATTATGCAGGCCAAGTATGGCCACTGCCGCAAACAGGTCAAATGTGGTTAGAACACGAATTATTATCCGCCCCTGAATCTAAGGGGTTTTTTTGTGTCTCCACTTCGTATAGACAAGAACCAAACGCAATACCAGGCAGACATGATATAATC